ATATGACACAGTATCCGAAAGCACCTCCAGCTCCAGTTGTAGTAATGCAAGCAGTGACTGCCCCAATAGTAAATGTCGCTAAAACCTTTCTTGGTTGGTTTTAGTTATTACTATACTTCGTATTTTGAGATTAAAGCCGACAACGCAGAGATTTAACCGCCTGCAAATACATTAGGAGAACCAGCGGCAACGGCTGTACACGTTGGATCTCCGATTCTTCCACAATCCAACCCATTGATTTTCACTGTACCTGATCCAGCTACAATTGGCACGGCATGACCTGGGCATGGTGAACCAGGAAGTAGATGACCTGTATTCGGATCACCCAATCTTGAGATAGGAATACCATTTGCAAATACGTTTGGAGAACCCGCGGCTCTCACCATTCCAGAGCAATGAGTTATATCTGCATCTCCAATTCTTGTGACAGCTGGCATATTTTATCCTTGACAAGGGGTTGACTTTTGATTATAATTGGTTTATTCAAAACAAAGCAGAACAGTAGTTGTTTGTCAATTTGAACTATAATAACTATTTATAACTCTCTTGGCAGTAGATGTATCTCCATCGACTGTTTGTGAAAGATTTAATATCTCTCTAATGACTAAAGGTGGAGGAGTATCATAATCATCAATGTTGTATCCTTCTTTAATTAACTCTATCTCATCGGGTAGTATCTCATCACTTGGAAGGATAGGATCTGGTAATGCATCTAGATCATTGAGATATTCTGCGTAATCAACAGTCACTGTGTAAGATATTGTCTTGGTTAAATTAGAAGACTGAATATATGCTACTAATGTTTGACCTTCTGGTATGTTTAAATAATTATTAGTTTCGACAGGTTGAGATACAGGAAGATCTGGGTATTTGTCTTTAAGTTCTTGAAATTTCACTTCGGATATTAACTCTGGGTCACCTGCGCCTTTACTATAATCCAAGGCTACCACATCACCTTCTTTGAAATACCATATCTCTGTATCGAACACTCCTGTGTATTTACCTTGTAATCCAACTAAGAGATTATCCCTATCCTCTATTTCTGTTAGTCCAAGATTAAATTCATCTGGTGCTACAATGTCTATCTTTATATCTAAGACCTCGGTATATTGAGGTGGAATAACTTGAACAGTTGAGTTGAAGTCTGAGAACTCAATCACTCTACTTAATGTTGTACTTGATAGTTGCATTATTCAACAGCCTTTGCGATTTCTGGATTCAATCTGGTGAAACTATAATTTCTTACAGCCTGAACAAATTTAACTCTATCTCTTCTATAAGCCTTTTCATTCTCTTCATCCACATAGAAATTATATGTCAATGGATTTGTAGTAGCCACATCTGTTATAATATCGAGTTCTTCTGGTGTCGGCGGCGGAAGTGCAGGCGCGGGCGGAACAGCGGGCGGTGATACTAAGAGAGGAGAGAAATCAAATTCAATGATGTAATCCACAAAGTAATCAATGTCTCTAATCCTTCGTGGGTCTTGATTGACCTTGAACATATACTTTGCTCTAGGATCAGTTGGAGGCCATCCTTCAACTTTAAATGTTTCATTTGTTTCAATGTCCTTGAACTCATATGATAGCCTGTCGAACGTTGCCAGTCCATACTCACCTGTTAAACTAAGTTTGGTATCATCAACTGTTTTTATCACGGATGCATCCTCTGAATTAGTTGAAACAAATTCACATTTAACCACCACAGATTCTCCATAATCTTCTAGATCAGTATCTCGGGCAAGCCAAATACACTGATCATCTAGTGAGTAAAATGTGGCAGTTTCACCCAAATCACCAAATCCACTCGGTCCACCTCTGGCTTGAGGCACAAGTTGATTCACTATTTCTTCTGATATCATATCTCTATTTATCTAAATTATTAATGGTCAATTACTTATGACTTTTATTATATGTCATGGTAGAGTTTTCTAACCCGTTGATGGTCAATGACATATTTATATTTACAAATCATCCAAAATAGATTATAATAGTATTATAAGATTGAGAAAGACCTATACTATGAAAACTATGAAAAATACAACTCCTTATCTCGGCGTAAAACTCGTCCTCAACACTCAATATATGGAGAACTACGGCGATCGTTGGAAAGCCAAAGGTGGCTCCACATACGTCGTGACTGAGAAGTCACTTCTCTCTTCGCCTGAATCTCTTGATGAGATTCGTAGCCTCATTGAACACTCTAATGAACACTCTTCTGAGTTCGTCCGCGGAGAGGAAATTGTGAGCAGAGATGCCACAGTCTGCGAAGATTGGGAGACTCTTTACGAGATCTATCGTGCTGAAGATGGCACATATCGTGTGAAGAGTGTGACTGACAATCGTGACCACGGTTCAATGCGCCACCAAATCGCATTCAAAACGGTGGACAAGCCACTTGGCAGTGAGCGTGGTGATTTCTCTGTTGAGTATGAACTCACTAACGGAGCGATTGCTCACAGCGACGAACAGCTTAGAACAGAACTCACCAACATGGGGGTAGAATTTTAATATGAAACTATACACTGCACTCTTCATAGCTCTTAGCAGCACAGCATTCTCTTATTCAGATCGTGATGTAGTTGCCTCTACTCTGATCCTTGAAGCAGGAGGAGAATATGCTGAGGGCGCAATGGAGTCGGTACACGAAGTGGTCTATAACAGATCAATAAAACGAAACAAATCAATGTCGGCTGTCTGCCTTCAAGCATGGCAATTCTCATGCTGGAATGAAAACGATGTTGATTCGAATATCGCAAAAGCAAAGAAGCATCCACGCTGGAATAAAGCAATGAAGATTGTCGATACAGCACAAATGAGTAACTTCACTAATGGAGCCGACCATTACTATGCAGAATATATCGATGAACCATATTGGGCGGAAGATATGACGCTTACGGTTAAGATCGGAAGACACTTATTCTTTAAGTGATTCTCTATCAACTGGTTATGACCTTTGATTAATCCCATATCGCAGTGTCCTAACCAGTTGATTATCAGACAGATAAGACCATTGACAAATCCTCCAAAATAGATTATAATATACATATAAGATTGAGAAAGACTATTATGACAAGAGCCTATACAAACCGAATCCTAGAAATTATCGACAATGTCGAAGCCGACCCAGAATTTATTCTGAAAGAACTCATGCTTTGGTTATCTGAAGATGAAGTGAAAAAGTTCTATTTGAACTCGTTCATGAACACTTATAATGTGGAGGACAGCCCATATGCTTGAAGCAACAATTGAAATTTGGTCGAGTAAGTCTCGTGACTATGGAACATATTCTCTTTTTGAAAAAGATGAATTGATTAAAACATATATTAAGAATTATAATACCGACAGCTCCAAGAGGGCTTTATCATTCGCCCGAAGTTTCTTAAGAAAAATGGAACGAACTGGCAAACTAATCAATCACGAATCAACAAGCATTACAATTAAATAATTATGAATAAACTAACAACACTATTAACAGCAGCATTGATCACATCATCTGCTCAAGCATTTGAATATGAATATATTCTTAGGGACGGATCACTCGGAGCAATCGCAGGTGCAGTCATCGGTAACAATGTCGGAGATGGAGACTCTGAAACTGGAGCAATCATCGGCGGAGTCGTTGGGGCTGTGGCAGGAGAATATGGTCGCCGAGGAAACCAACGTAGGAATACAAACTCACAATCAGTCACAATTGTTAAACAGGCTCCACAAGTTCAGGCTCACCAGCAACAGGTTCAAGTTAAAGAGCAAGTATGGGTAGCAGACGAATATGTAACAGATGTTAGTGGAAATGTTCTATATACTATTCCTGGTCACTATGAGACACGAGTTGTTACTAAGACAATCACTGTTTATCGATAACATTTAAATCACATTATATTATGACAGAAGTTGAAAGATTAAATCTCATTAAGTCTCTAGTTAAGAAGGCTAAGAAGAAAGCAAAACGGGCATCAAAAGAAATTCAAAGTGATTTTGTACCCTTGGAACCAACAGCTCCTACTGAATTTGATATTCATGAAGAACTCGATAATCTAACCCGCTATACAGCAAATCAATACATTAATAATGAAGACTAGAATTTTTGATCGTTACGGAAGGGTCGCAGCAGTGGACCACAAATATACTGGAGAAGAACCCAAATGGGACGGGTGTGAATCTTGGCCAATTGAGAAATTTATGAAGGAACGTTCTCGAATGTTCAACTTCTATAATTACTATTGTTCGGCTAAAGATCTATTCGATGACCTTTTGAAATGGATGCCAACGAATGGATACACAAAGCAGCAAGTGAAGTTGATTAAGTCTGAGGGTGAACGCTGTGCAAATATCACATGCTTAAAACTAGCTCGGGCTATGAATAATGGTATGATTCCAACACGAGATGATGTTATGGAATATATCGAATCTAAACCTGGTCTATCCTGTGATGAAGCGCACGATGATGGCGCGTTTCTTAAGGCTGAGATTGATTCTATCCTTCGACGCAGTCAAGCAAGCATACAAGCGCAAGCCTCATTGAACACAGAGGATTCTGATGTGAAGATTCTTTCCCCACTTCAACGTCTTTCTAATAAAGTCAATAAGACTATCATCTCTGAATTAGAGATTATGATCGATGATAAAGGATGGGCAGAAAATCAGACAAGTGTTGACTCGATTAATCTGATTCAACTCCTAAAGGCTAATTCAATTCCCGTGAAAGGATTGAAAGAGATCTATTCGTGGCTAGAGGTCTATCGTGAAAGCCTTCAGAATGCTTTGGATAAGACAGATGAGTTTGATATCGAAGGATGGTCTTTCTTACCCAAGCCAGGTATTCGAAGCCGCTTGAAGGCTATTCAAGCAATGATTACACAGCTTGATAAGTATTCATCTTCTAATAAGAAGGTTCGTAAGGTTCGAAATAAGAAAGTGAAGTCCGCTTCATTACAAGTTAAGAAACTTAAATATAAAGAATCGGATGATGACTTCGGTATCCAATCTGCCTCTCCATTGAATATCCCTGGCTCTAGAATGGTTCTTGTGTTCAACACAAAGACTCGAAAGTTGGGTGTATATGAATCGGATGATCCTATCAGTGTAAAAGGAACTTGTCTAAAGGAATGGAATGAAGAGAAAAGTTTCTCATTGACAATCCGTAAGCCAGATGATATAATTCCTATTCTATTAAAGAAATCAGAAAAGGTATTTACAAAGGCTATCGATGATCTAAAGACCAAGCGTGGCAAAGTGAATGGCCGAATCAATAAAGACACTATCTTACTAAGAATATTATGAAACAAGCAGTAGTTATTACACCTAGCATTACAAAAGAGGCTCTAAGAAGTCAAGTCGAACTATTGGTTCATAAAGATAAGATGACTTATGCCGAAGCGATCTGTGACATTTGCGAAGGCTTAATGATTGATCCACAAGATATTGTGAGATTGGTTACAGGCCCACTCAAAGCCAAACTTGAAGCAGAAGCGATGGATAGAAACATCATAAAGAACAACACAACTAAATTATTTTAAATTATGGGAAGATATTATACAGGAGATATAGAAGGTAAATTCGTGTTCGGCGTTCAAGATAGTTTTGCAGCAGATCGATTTGGTGCAGAGCCAAGTATGTTCTATCGATTCGATGATTCACATATTCCAGAACTTGAAAAAGAATTGGCTGCTATTGAAGAAAGTGTCAGCATAGATAATCTTAAAGAGTATCACAATGGCCCTGACTGTGACACATTCAATGGTCTTGAAGAAGAGGACTATTCAGATTATGCTGATTACATTCTAGGAACAAAGATCCTTGATTGTGTAAAACTCAATGGAGAATGTATGTTTGAAGCAGAAATGTAATGTCGGGATTTGAATCATATTCAATTTACAATGCACTGCTATTACATTATAATAGTGACTCTTATAATGCTTATAAATACCACTTCAAGACAAGAGTGAGTAGAGCTTCCTTTGAAAAAAGGCGAGATCGATACTTTTTTGAAAAACTGGGTCGGAAGTATGATTCAGATTCCTTGAAAAAATTCTATACAGCTAATATCATTAAGGAAGTTAAATGGGTTGGATCAATGACAGAGAGTAACTATAAAGAGTTGCAATCTCGATTAGATTCAGTATCATACCGCTTCAAGACTGATATAAAACTACTTACTGATGCAGAGGAGTCATTTGACAAACTTTGCAGATGTGAGAATGGAAACAACTTAATAATAGATTACCTTTGTTCAGAAAAGATCAGCATTGAAACTGTGTCAATTCTAGATCAGATGGTAAACTTTATTAATGATACACTGCCGATATTAAATGATCCTCTTTCTTTTAAGAAGGGTCAAGCAATGTTGGCACAGAAATACAAGTACAGCTTAGTTGATATAAACATGAAAAAAATGAAAGATATAGTAATTAAAGAGTTTACTTTTTAACTATATTAGTCTATAATGGTTATATCGATTAAATACATCGTAATACAAAAACAAAATACTAACAATACAAATAATATACAAATAATATGTCGTTTCAAGAACTAAAACAAAAACGTGCCGAAGCAATTGCAAACCTAGTTAAGGCTGCAGAAAACACTTCTGAAAAGAAGTCATACGGTGATGATCGTATGTGGGCACCAACAGTAGACAAAGCAGGTAATGGTTATGCCGTTATTCGCTTTCTTCCAGCAGTCGAAGGCGAGGATCTCCCTTGGGTTCGTTACTGGGACCACGGCTTCAAGGGCCCAACTGGTAAGTGGTACATCGAAAAGTCTTTGACTTCTATCGGTCAACAAGATCCAGTAAGTGAAATGAATACTCAACTATGGAATAGTGGTATCGAATCGGATAAAGAAGTTGCTCGCCAACGCAAGCGCCGACTCCATCACGTTTCAAATATTCTTGTGATCTCTGATACAGCGAATCCACAGAATGAAGGAAAAGTATTCCTCTACAAGTATGGTAAGAAGATCTTTGATAAGATCATGGATGTTATGCAACCTCAATTCGAAGATGAAACACCAGTCAATCCATTTGACTTCTGGGGTGGAGCAAACTTCAAGTTGAAGATTCGTAATGTCGAAGGATATCGTAACTATGACAAGTCTGAGTTTGATGCTTCATCTGAATTATTCGATGGAGATGATACAAAACTTGAATCTGTGTTCGATAAAGTCCATGCTCTTAAGGAGTTTGCTGATCCAGAAAAGTACAAGACATATGCAGAATTGAAAAAGAAACTCTACGATGTTCTTGGAGAAGAAGAAATTGCCGATACGCTACATGAGAAGATGGTACAAGAGTTGAGTGTAACACGAGAGCCCGTTATTGATAACGCTCCGACACCGACTCCAAGCCCAGCTGAGACGCCAGCTCCAACACCTCAAGTGGATAATGCAGTCGCGGATGGAGATGAAGACACACTTAGTTATTTTGCTAAACTAGCACAAAGCTAAGGGTTAAGAATCACTCAATGGCAGGGGCGACACCAGATCGGTGTCGCCCTTTTTATTTAAAAAGCAGGAACTAAATCCATCGTGCGATCAATGTGTGCGCCCGAATTGATTGTGGTGTTTGTAACATTGTTACTATCTCCACCCTTACTTACAACCGTTGTTGTTCCTCCACCTGCTGAAGCTTGCAGTGCTTCAGATTCTTTCATTTGATTCACTTGTCTTTGTTGTGAATCTAAGTTAGCACCTGTTGAAACATCAACTGCTTCAATTGATGCCTTATCTGATGATCTCTGTTGAAGAACACCTCTCTTACGCAACGCCATGGATTGACCACTTGATAAATTATGTAAGTCAATTGAGGATTCCTTGTAACCTCTTTTCAATAGCATTTCCTTGGCGGCTTCATCCTTTGCTGATGAACCAAATGCATATTCTTCAAAGTCTAATGCGGGTGTTACTCCTACTCCAACTGATGCAGTAGGTTGTGGCTTTGGCGCAGCTGTCGGTGTTCTCTTTTCAGCTAAAGCAGCCTGAACAAATTCCATATCTTCGTCAGACAAATCATCATGATTGACAATGGCTCTCAACTGAGCCTTTGAAGCACCTTTAACCTTGTCTCTATCAATCTCTGACTTTCCTAATTTATCTAGATCATATAATCCACTTTCTCTAGCAGCTGACATTGCCTCTTTTCCAGTCTTCTCTTCATAGACGCCACCGACTGAGGGTGCAGCCCCGCCGCCAATACTTGCACCACCAAGGAAACTGAATAGTTCTGCAGCCTGACCTAAATCTAATTTTGAAAGGTTCTTTAATTCCTTTACAACACCTTTAAGTGAATCACCAAGGTCTTCTACTTTATCTGAATCAAGTTTCTCTAATGCAGCAGCAATCGAGTCAATCGCTTTAGCCGATGCACTCAATCCAGAGGACTTATCAGCCAATTCTAAAAACTTTTCAATTGGATCGCCACCGAAGAAACTTAACAATCCACCAATTGCTGAACTAGCACCAAAGGCTATCAGTGCAGTTGATACTGCTAAGATACCTGCACCAGCAATAAGCAATCCTGGGCCTGCTGAACTCAATTCAACTAAACCTCCAACCACACCGTCCATAAATTCTCCAAGGATAGGAAGGAATCCACTTAATCCAGCGAGGGCATCTGAGAATATGTTAAACGCTAAGGCTGCTGGAATCAATGCTGCTCCTAGTGCCGCAATAGCAAGTGATCCAACAAGTATTGCGGGCGAGATGAATGATAAGCCGAATGCAGCAACACCAAGTGCAGTTAATACACCAATGCCAATTCCAACACCCTTCCAATCAATATCCGAAAACATTCCAAAAGCAATACCTGCTGGAATCAGAGCCGCACCTAAAGCCGCTATAGCTAATGATCCAATTAATATTTGAGGACCAAGCTTACCTAATAGTGCTGCACCTATACCAAGTGCAGTTAATACACCAAGACCATACAGAACATTCTTCCAATCAATATTGACAAATGTTTGTAATGCCTTTCCTGTTACGAATAGTGCGCCACCTAGAGCTATAAGAACACCTGCCCCGATTAAATATTTTGGATTAGATATAGCCTTTAAGCCTTTTCCCAAACCTTTTAAGAATCCAGAGATACCCTTTCCAGCACCTTTTCCTATTCCAGACATTGCTCCTCCAATACCCCCGCCGACACCAGCTCCTGCTGCCTTGCCACCGAATTTATTTTTAAGGGCTCCAGTAATAGATCCTAGTATACCTTTTTTATTATCACCTTTTTCATCGGATGAATCTTCACTATTACCAGCAACAGTATCCATAGCCTGAATCTGTTTCCTTTGTAGTGCAAGATCTTCCTTACGATTCTCTCTATCTTGAAGCGCATCTCCTAGAGAGGCATCTCTCATTTCAGATAATATGCTGAATGTACCACGAGTTGCCTCAGATATTTCTGATGTCTCATCGGAAGAAGAGAGACTATTTGCTCCTGCTCCTCCGCCACTGACAACACTTCCTCCACCAAGACCACCAGTAATTTCATCAACTGATTGTTGTGGATCAAAATCTTTTGCTGCCTTGGAAATCTTACTCAATAAACCTTGTCGAATTAGGAAGAATCTAGTCCTTGTTAAGATATCTTGATCTGGGGTTGAGCCAAGAACATCATTAAGTGACATCTTACTGTCTAGTTCAAGTTCAACACCTTCAGTTGCATCCTCAACCTTTTTAAGAATATTTTTCTTTATTCTTAACCATCTAAAAGCATGAACTAAATTCAGATTTGGGGATTCTCCAAGAAGATCGGATAGAGATATTTTTTTATCAATTTCTAATCCAGTCAGCTTGCCACCTTGTGTTTCGGAGTCCACACTCTTAAGAATGTTTCTCTTAACTTTAAGAAATTTTAACCCCAACACAAGATTGAGATTATCAAGTTTCCCCATATCTCCCATAAGAGAAGATAATGATATACTTTTATCAATGTCTAATCCCGATAATTTACCTCCTTGAGTCTGAGTGTTGATAGCACCCAGAATATTACCTTTTATAACATCAAGTTCATCAACGAACTTTTTATTGTCAGATTGAACACCATCGACGACACTAGACACAGCTGAGTCTATCACTTGAGCTTGGGACTCAAGTGATTGTTTAATTTGCTCAGTTATCTGATCTAGACTTTTATTTTCTTGAGGCATTTCTTTGTTTTACTCTCTCGTTTTCTTCCGCAATATAAGATTGTAACATGCCGACATATATCTGTCTCTCCCAAGGGATCATATTATCTAATTCAGTCAAACTATAGTTGTGATGTTGCATCATCGCAAAGTTAGTCTGATAGTGATTAGCTAATGACTCATGTGAAAGACTTAGATAAAAAAATCACTTAATCCTGAAAGTGTGTGTTCATTTTCATGTCCACAAAATATGCATGTATATTTGAAAGTGTGTTCTAGTTTAGGTTGATTCTCAATATATTTTTGAATTAATTCGAGATGTGAATGGGATAGTGAGTCTACAAACTCTACAAGTTCTTTTCTATTAGCCTCGTCTGTCATATGTACATTATCTGCATCATAGATAGATTCAATGGAGGCAATGATGGAGGCTGTGAGATCATCCTCAATCTTATCCATGTCTTTAACACGAATAGGTCTAAGAGTAAGCCCAACTTCATCACTTAGTTCGATCTTATTATCAATTTTCTCTTCAGACCAAATGATCTTTGCTTCAGTTAGATCGATATCAACAATGTTTGTCTTGTCACACTCTTCACATTTGATATTGAACTGTACAGTTTCACCGACACTGATCGCTCGGAGTTGAAGAAAGATATATTCAAGATCAAAAAGTGTGAGATCATTTGGTTTAATCTTTTCAAATGAGCAGACACTGATAATCTCTTTAATAACTTTTAAAATTTTCTTATCATCATTGCTCTGTTGAGCTTGAATAAGAATTTTTTCTTCTCTCACAAGGAAAGGACGGATTTCAATTTTCTTCTTAGTAGAAGGGACTTCAATCGTGTGTTTAGTTGTTTCTAGTATTGGTAATGCCATAATATTTTAATAATTTAGTTTATGATTTAGTGGTGTTATTATTTATATAGACTTAACTATACTGTGTATGAAGATTATTATTAGCTATAACATCTCTCACCGCAAAGGTTACTGTCACCTTCAATGCCGTATCAGTCGTCTCATGTGATTTCTCAATAGATCCTACTGTGATAGGGTAGCAATCAATTAACTTGATGGAGTATCGTGCTTTATCTTGTTTATCTTGATGGGTGAATTCAATATCTTGAACATACTCCTCAAGGTATCGAGCCTTATATGAATTCTGATCAATAATTCCACCCTGCCAAACTTCAAAGACTCTTTTAACAAGGAAGTCTTCAGTTAATCTAAATGTGACAGACACCTCATCATTAATGAAGCCACTTGGAATCTTCAGAGGGTTTCTATACATTGAGTAGTCAACCGTCTCAATTTGCTTACCAGGGAAACTAATCGACTCACATAATACATCTAGTGGTCTAGATAGATCAAGATCTGGTACTTGTTCAGACACATATCCGGGTACACCGAACTTAGCCGAAAATCTATTTGGATTCGCTAAACCTCTTTTACTTATCTCTCCTTTTAATTGTTCTATTGGTCCCATTAGATTGATTTCTTTGAAATTCCCCAAACTGAAGACTTACTCTTCTTAGCAAACTGTTCAGTTGGTAAAAATAAAGCCGCTTCCCATTCAGTCGATGGAACTTCAGCAATTGTTGATGTTACGTGTTGATTTAAATATCTTTTAAAGCAAGGTTGAAATTCTTTTAACTTTGAAGAAGCCTTGAGAAAGTCATATGTAATTCTAATTTTTGTTGAACTATCATATTTTTTATTATTACTAAACTCCAAAAGTTTATCAAAGAACTTAGCTCTTAACTTAGGAGAAAGATAATGTAGATTCAATCCATAGAAACCTTTTGGTGCACGGTCGATCATAATGATCAGAGGGAATCTATCATAGTATGGTAGTGTATCCTTTGTCTTTGGATCGTAGAAATACATGAACATACGACCTGTGAGTGGTCTGTTCACCTTCTTCAGAGCACTATCCTTCAATAGATTATCACGTGTAGGTCTTACAATTGTCTTCACNTTTGTGCGAAACCATTCCAAGGAATCCGATGATCTTGGTGTCACACCAGCACGGAATGCAGCAGCTTGGATTTTATCAAAGTAAGAAGTCTTGGCCATATAATGTATTTATATCATTTCCTCTTCGGTTTCTTGGGTAAGACAAGCTTTATTCCGAAGGATTGGATCTCATCTTCAGTCCAGATTGCGAATTCCCAGCCACGATTCTCACAATACTCTTTAGCAGCTTCCCATTTGGAAGTGTTCTTTACGTATTGCATGACCTCAGTGATATACCTCTTAGTCTTTCTAGACTTTACTTTGGGTTCTCTTGTCTGTGCTTTAGGTTTGATCTCAATGATATATGTTTTACCATTATCCATTTTTATTTTTAGATCAGTGAAGTATCTATGAGGTTTACCATCAGTCTTACATCTATATGGTATAACAACTGTTTCCGAGCCCCATTTTAACACCTTTGGATGATCATCCAGCCATCTAAAGACTTGACGTTCCCAAAGTGAACGAAATGTGCAATTAGAAGAATCACCTTCATATTTACTTATATTCTTTACTTTATATTTTCCCTTGTACGTTTTCATATAAATACATATGAATAATATTTATATGGATAAAACAATTGTATTTCCCTTAGAGATCAGATCACAGGCTGATAGACCTTGTATAAAGTTCACCGCATATAACCGTAGTGATGGTGCCGCGGAACTTCATCATATCTTTCTTCCGAGTCCTCCTTCTCTGTCATTCTCAGACGCCGCAGACTATACAACTATTGATCTGGGTGCAAAGGCGGGCTTAGTATCAGCGATTCAAGGAGAGGGTTTATCTGGTGTTTCATCCATCAAGGCTAGTCAGGTTTTAGATGTGGTTGCTACGAAGTTACCAGGAGCAGAAATAACAGCCTTTGCTAGAAAGACAGTTGTTAATCCAAATACAAACACATCATTTGCTTCTAATAAACTTAGAAATTTCGGTTTCAATTTTAAATTGATTGCAAGATCAAAGGATGAATCCACTGTTATTCGTGCTATACATCAAAAGTTTCGTCGCTTCACATATGCTTCACAGAAGGGAGATGCAAGTAATTTGACATTGGATTTTCCTCCTGTATGGACAATTCGTTTTCTAGATTTTGAATCTGAGACAGGAGAAAATAAATTTATTCCNAGAATTTACTCTTGTTATTTAACACAGTGTGAAGCCACTTTTAACTCTGATGCAAACATATACTTTAATGACTCTGCGCCACTGTCAGTGGATATCTCTTTACAATTCCAAGAGACGAGATCACTCACAAGGAAGGATATTGAGAACATGGATAATGATCAGGCAGGAAATCGTGGAATTAATGAAAAGGGTAATCCAACTGTTGCAAAATTAGCAAGCCCTACAAAACAAGAAGCCAAATCATCACCAACCACAGCCCGCAATGGTCGGCGTGAAAGAGGAAGAGGATAATATAATAATATGAGATTTTTTTCACAGTTTCCACTAACAGATTATAAAATCAACGGGAGTAATATTAACACATCCCTAATTGATATCTATAGGCATGTTGATGTCAATGAGACATTGATCGATGATATAACAAGTTACAGATATTATGACATTAAAGATGGAGAACGACCCGATGTTGTTTCTCATAAGTTATATGGTAACCCAGAATATCATTGGACTTTCTTTGTAGCCAATGAGAAACTTAATTCTTTGGATGATTGGCCTCGGAGTTATAATGAACAGATATCATACATTGATAAAAAATATGATGAGTATTCTGTTCTTGAGTTTATTCCAACACAAGAATATATAGGAAATCTGTATGCTCTCGAAGGTGAACCGCCAATGATTGATATTTCCGGCGTTTATGAGGGTAGTGGTGAATACAGTAGAATTTCAGAAGGTATTTTTAATGAATCTAGATGGATTCTAAGAAAATTAAATGGTGAAAATGTAATATTAAGTATTGTTCAGTATGTGGAAGATTCAGAAACCACCTATGCATGGACTATTCGTAATGAAGATCCATTGAAAGAACCGTTCTTAA